GTCAGAGTGGTGTGTGAATCTTATTATTATGGGAGTGCTGAATCTTTGGAGGACTTGGTATGTGAATATATGAATACCTTTATGCCTTCTGGCTTAGAGATATATACATATCATGTAACTTCTGATTGTAGTTCCGGTATCGATAGTGAGGGCAAAAGATATATTAAGGAACTTGTTTTTCAAGTACTTGTTTAATCATTAATCACTACCTTCGCATAGTAGAAGTTTTCACTTTATAATTAAATGCACTTTAAAGGGTTCCGCCTATGGCTGGAGCCCTTTTTTGTTTCCAAATGTAAAATACTTATATTTACCGTGTGTTTTACTTATTTTCTCCGTAGGTTTTGTAAATTCAAAAATTCTCCCTATATTTGCAGTGCGTTACATTTTGGGAAGGCGAGTCAGTTCGCCAACATTTGCCGTTGGCTTTTTTTGTGCCAGGCCGTATCATTTTGCTGACTTCAGCAAAATGTTCTGTTGATATAGTTCCGACCCCCGTGTGGAGCGTTAATGCGCCCACTGCCTTCTCAAGGTGTAACGCGACGGGAAAGCGGAACTTTCTTTTTTAGATAAGTACGTCTTAATTTTTTGGGTTGAGAGTTCCCTTTCCCGTGTATATTAATCGACATAAATTGGTGATTAATTAACATAAAGTTTCAATTCATTTTACCGCGTTACAAAATGAAAAAACAAACAACCCTCAAGCTGCAGCCTGCAGCATTGTCAGCCCTTATTGTATGGCTGAATAGTGATAATTCATTGTTCTCCTCTGTACTGGAGAGCACAGTTTCCAACCGACAGGTATTGCTCATCGGCCATGCTTGCCTTGCGTTCTCAGCATTGGTATGTGCATGTACGTTGTCGCCCATGGCAGCGGTATTGATGCTGCTTTGGTTCGTTGTGTCGTTATCTCTTTGCAAGAAAGGAGGTATCAAATGATGTTCTTCGTATCTAAAATCAACACTTGGAATTCCGTCAATCATAAGGGCGTAGAAGTTCAAGAATGGTTGGGCTCATTTGCTCATCATCTTCTCCCGAATGAATTGTCTAAGGATGCCTTGATAGAAACCATTCGTGTGAAGTTGCAGGATTTTGACCGTAAACATCCTCGCACGATACCCCTTGTCATGTCTAAGGTTCACATTGATACTAAAACACCGCTCTATTTCTCCATATACCCCAAAGGCCATTCGGATAAGCCGGTTGCATCTTTCTACATCCACAAAGTGGTTGGTGAATATCGTTTCAATGAAGTTAATTACCCGAGATTAGAGAAAGGAGGTATGAAATGAAACGTGCCCGTAAATTGGTGGATGATGCCGTTACTTATGTGGCATCTTCACGCAAGCATGTCGGTGGCCAGACCAGTGAATACATCTATACGGTGTGGTTTGATGGCAACTCGGTGATTGATGATGCTTCGGCCGATGAACTCCGTGAGTTGGTATCGTGCATACAATCCGCTCTGAAGGAAACGGAGAAAGGAGGTAGCAATGAGCAATAATTGTCTTACTCATGTATGCTCTGTTTCTATTCCAGAAGAAAGAATATCTTTGGGTGATTGGCTCAAATTGTTTGAAGCATCTCCTCTAAAAGATGAACTTCCCAATGAAGAATTCATGGAGTTTTGTACTGATTTATATTATATCCGTTATCCGGAGAAAGGGGGTGAGCAATGAAGATTGTCTATACCTTGAAGAATGTGACTGACCTGGAGTGGGCATTGGCCATTGCTGCAGAAGTGAAAGCTGAGGTGGGAATTACTCCGGACTATATAGAAACTGATAGAGGCGAACGCATAACGTATGATCGTACGGACTTGAAGAGACTGGAGAAAGGTGATATCGGTGATTCTGATTATATATCCAGGCATCAATTACTTTCAGAAAAATAAATACATAGCTAAATATTTGGGCGTGGCCTTGCTTACTCGTGAGAGTGGGCAGGGTCTTTTTTTGTCCTTTTATCTGAGGTAGTTGTATCGTACTTTTGTAGCATGGGAATCATGAAGAGACAGGCCGAAACGATGACGAACCGAAGGAGTTGGGGACAGAAGTCAAACTCCTTGGGTGGACGGACATGGCCGATAGAGGTTATCGTGGAAGGTGATACGGGCATTACCCAGCGCCATCAACGTGAACTCGACAAGAAATCGGTTGCCAAGTTCAACCGTCAGGTGCGGGCATGGGGTAAAATGGTTAATGGTGCCTTGGTGACAAGCATCGGCCAACACATAGACAAGGATGTGCATCTCTCCTCCAGCTTGAAGCAGAACTATCGCCATTATGGCAAGACCGTTCGGGCTGGCGAAGAGATAACGAGCATCGGGTTCAGCTTTGCCGAAGAGGGTATCTATGTGCATCTGGGTGTAGGCCGTGGCTATGCCATGGAGGGTGGTACCCGCATCATCACCAAGAAGACCAACCGTGATGATCTTCGCAAGCCGAAGGACTGGTTCAACTCCGTCATCCGGATGCACATTGATTCCCTGGGTGAGATAGTGAAGAATTATTGTGGGGACTTGTACTTGAACGCGTCCCGGATATACATCAACAGATAGTTATGAGTGAGACAAAAAGAATTGGAGACTTTCATTTTGTGCCTACCGAGGTGGGCACATACGCCGTGCGGATGGAGGGCAGTCTGAATGATACCTTCGAGCGGTTTCTGAGCTTCGATGCCACCAGTTGGGATATGGATCCTATAACGGTGGCCGGAGTGCGTGTCGTTCCATGGGGAGCGGACAACAACCTGCCTAAGAACATGCGCCGGATACTGGAGAAAAACAACTTGGCACCGGGCATCCTTGACCGAAAACTTGGATTGATATATGGACAAGGGCCAATGCTCTATACGCTGGAAGTGCAAGAGAACGAACGGGTGCAGAACTGGATGCAGGATGATGAAATACAGAACTGGTTGGACAGCTGGGACTATCGGGGCTTTATCCGCCAAATGCTGATGGAATATAACCACCTGAAGGGCTGCTTCGTGAAATATGTTTCAGGCAAGTCCGTCCGTGTGGGCAAGCCTTGGATTCACTCGCTGGAGTGTGTTCCTTCGGCTGATTGCCGGCTTGTCTGGCCAAGGAACGACTCACGCAGGGTGGATGATGTGACCGATATCATGGTAGGTGACTTCGATGCCTACACGAATCCAACCTACAAACTCTTCCCGGTGTTCGACAAATGGCATCCCTCGAAACATGAAGTGGCCATGAAGTACCATTCCATGCGTAGTTTCGGACGCAATTTCTATTCTCTCTCTTCCTTCTATGGCTCCGTTCCATGGATGGCAGATGCCAATACCTTGCCCGAAATCATCGCTTATCTGAACAACAACATGATAGCAGCTGCCTACATCGTGCATGTACCGCAAGGCTATTGGGAGGAGAAACGCCGGTTAATAGAAGACAAACAGCCGGATCTGAACGAAGCACAGATTCTACGGAAACTGGATGATGTGAAACAGACGCTCGCCCAACAGATAGCCGAAGTGATGGCGGGCAAGAACAATGCCGGCAAGTTCTTCATGTGTGTGGATTTCATTGATGTGGACGGCCATGAACAAAGTTGGAAGATAGAGCCTATCGAAATGAACATTGACAAGTACATCGATGCACTGACCAAGATATCACGCATAGCGGATTCTTCGACCACTTCGGGACTCGGACTGAATCCGGCATTGGCCAACATCATCATCGACGGCAAGGGGGACAGCGGTAGCCAGATGCTTTATGCGCTGAAACTGTTCTATGGTGCCGATACGCAGATTCCCGAAGATATCGCCTTGGAGGCTATCAATGACGCTATCCGCATCAATTTCCCTCACAAGAAGGGCATTTTTATGGGGCTTTACCGAAAAGTCATCAACAAAGAGGACAATGTAACGGCCGGAGAACGTGCCACTAACCAAGTATAGCCATGGAAAAGAAAGAAATCATTTTCCCCGATTGTTGGGAGGAACTGACACCTTCGGAGTGGTGTCATCTATTGAAACTCCGTGGCAGACTGGAGAGTGATAACCGCATCAGTCTGATGGATGTGAAACGCTCATGGGCATATTTTGTACTGAGAGGCCGTGGATGGCGTGAGGGATTCCGTGCAGTCGAACCGTTGGCGGTACTGGAGAATGCCGCCAAATCCTTGGATTGGATGTGGAAAGTACATGAAAACGGTGTTATCGAACTGACCTTTGATTCAACAGAACAACTCTTGCCGAAATGGAGAAGGTACCGTGGACCCAAATCCCATGGTGCGGACTTGACTTTCGGAGAGTTCCGCCATGCACTGGCTTATTGCAACAACTATACGCAGGAGCATCGTCCGGATATGCTGACCGCCCTATGCGGTGTGCTTTACCGCAATGCCGGCAACAGCAAGTTGGGGCAATACCGTGAACCTTTCAATGCCAATCTGATACAGCTGTACTGCAACCGCATCCATAAGATGCCGGACTTCCTGAAGTGGGGAGTGTATGCTTGGTTCAGCAGCTTCTGCAGGTTCCTTACGGAAGGGACGTTCATCATCGACGGACACGAGGTGTGTTTTGCACCCGTTTTCAGCCGTTCGAAGAGTGAGGATGTGACAGATCAGTCGTTGGGACTGAACAGCATCCTGTTTTCCGTAGCCGAAAGTGGTGTGTTCGGGTCTGCAAAGGATACTGATGATGCACCTTTGCTACGGGTATTGATGAAACTATTGGATGACCATAACAAGGCAGAAGCCTTGAGAAAGGAGATGAAGAAATGATATTCAACAAAAATAACAATGGGGCGCAAGAATTGCGTGATCTGACTGGCAACTATTATGCCAACAATGACTTTAATAAGATAAAAAGTGACATCAAGTCTGCTTCCTATTACCTCACCAAAGTCATAGGTGATGACGTATATGTACGTGCCATAGATGCGTATCAGAAAAATGAGGAATCCGGTACCGGTGAAGGACAGATTGCCGATGTGCCGAAGTTCATCGAGCTTGTGCAGCGTCCTATTGCTATCATGGCAACCTTGCAGATGTACCGCAAGAACGACGTTTCACACGAAGACAGTGGGCGCAAGGTGGTAGTGACCAGTGACGGTACCGACAAGATACCCTGGGAGTGGCAGCTGGACCGAGACGATGCCATCCATATGGAGGAATATTATCAGGCTGTAGAACAGTTGATAGATTATCTCAACAAGACTGAGCTGAAGGAATGGATGGAGAGCGAGCAGAAGAAATTGGCCGACACGCTGCTTATCCGTAGCGGTCGCGAGTTCGACAAGTACTTTCCCATCCAGT